ATGAACGATCCTATGTTTGTCGAAACGCTGATTATCTCCTCATCGTTTTTTATTATCGCGATTATTTTGATTGCTTCCGTGCTGCTGCTGGAAAACGGCTGACCGTTAGCCAGCCGCAGTATTTATTGTTTACGGAACGTCACCAGTTCAGGACGGGCGATACGCAGATAGTCTTGGGTGTCCATAATCACCGACTTTTCCAGCAGGCCGGCGTTAAAGGCGATCTCATCGAAGCGCTCAAACAGCAGCGGATCGGCGACCAGCGTCAGATCCGGATGAAAGCTGAAGGGGGGAATGGCGCCGAAAACGCAGCCGGTAAGCGCATCCACTTCAGCCGGACTGGCGAGCGAGGCCTTTAGCCCACCGAAATGACTGGCCAGCAGGCTCAGATCGGCCTGCCGATCGGCGGCGAGGATTGCCAGAATATGTTTCTTAACACCGTTGCCTTTTACCTTGCAGACCAGTGCTTTTGCACCCTGTCGGAGATCGGTCCCGCGAATTTCACTGACCGCTTCGCATTTCCCAACGGCCTCATGCGCCACCACGCGAAAGCGCGCCTCCTGCTCGGTTAATAAGCTGATTAGCCGCTGATGGGTCGTCGTCCCGATCACGTCATCAGACATAACGATTTCACCTGTGATTTGCCAATACGTAGCTTGCTACATTAGCACGGGACGGAGAGGGCTGAAAGAAAACAGCCAGCGGGTGCGCTGGCTGTTGGGTCATGCGTTGCTGGTGGACGACTGTTTCTGGAGCAATTCGCTAAAATGTAAGTGACTGAATCTAATTAATAAAAATCCCTCCCCAAAACATCCCCAAAATAATTCTCCAAAACCCCCTGTCTAAATCACAACTTTTTTCCATTCTAGACCACGGTCATCTCCATACATTACGCTCATTGCTTCGGTTTTATGCCCTAAAAGAGTTTTGACATCTATACCCTGAGCTTTGTATGTTCTTGATGAAAGCGAGCGCTGTTCATGAAACGGCGGGAGGGCAGTGCAATCCTTTGGCCAGGTAATATTTGCTTTATCTCTTGCCTCCTTGAAATATCTTGATATTGTTTTTTCGGGAACGTGAGATCCTGCTTTACCGTAAGCGTGATGCTTAACGTGATGTATCAGATAAGGACTCACTACTCTATCGCGACACTTACGGATAACATCAGCCAGAGTCAATCCGATTGCATCGCACCTTAAATTTAAGGGGATAGCTAACTTCATTCCGGTTTTATTTTGGGTAACATGAAGGTGGTTATCCCAAATGTCACTAAATTTCATTTCAACTATGTCACCTATTCTTTGCCCTGTTACTAAAGCCAGAAGCATAGAATTTTGAGCGCAAGGCGGCAAAGAGCCTGCGCTTTCAAAAATCAACTTCCATTGTTCAATGCTAAGTCTGCTTCGTTTCACTTTGGCAATGGGATTTTTTACAGCCAAGGCTGGGTTGTAGCCAGGATCAACCTCGCCAGCATGCTGGGCCTCTTTGAACACGTCGTTTAGTACGCTTCTTATCAGTTGGCCCATTCTGTGCTTTCCCTCTGCCTTATACTCATCAATTATTTTTGCAATGAGTCTTGTATCTACATCTTTCAGGCGAAGGTTTGGAACTCTGTCTGCGAGGATCTGAGAACATAATCGTCTGGATTTTACAGTAGGTTTTTTTATCTCCCCGTCGCGCAGCCTATCCATCTGAATTTCTATGTATTTTTTAATCCACTCAGAAACACGTATGCCTTGATCCTTTTTGCCTGAGTTCTTCATTGCCATATCAATCAGGGCATATGATTGCTGAGTTTCTTGTTCTGCGGTTATACGGTTCATCTCGATTGCAGCAGCTTTTGCCGCTTCATCATCTGTTCCGAATCCAATAAATGAACCTGTTACAGGGTGGCGATATTGCCAATATATTTTTGAAGTACGCTTATCTAATTTACAGTAAAGGTTGGGTATTTTGACATTATGTTTTCTGGGGCGAGCTGCCATTTATTGCTTTCTCCACTAACTGGCGGGCCTTGTCTGATAATGATGAAGAAATATCAACACTGCCAACCATGCCAACAAAACGAGCATCTTCATCTATAACCCAGCGTCGACCTTGCTTTAAGGCTGGCGGATAAGTCTGCTTGGTCTTTGCTATTTTGTTTAATGCTGAGTTGCTTAATGGATATTTGAATCCATTAGGACCAGATGCCCACTCATGAAGTGTTACTAACTGCCCCATGCGTTTCTCTCCACTTAACCGGCTGCACCCGGTGTTTATTTCTGCAATTTATCCTTCATGCTCTTAACTGTTACCGTAAGCAGATCGATATCCATAACTTTGCCATGAATTATTTCAGCTATCCGCTCAACGATAGCGCGGTAGTTTGTTTGTTCTGCTTTACCATAAAGTAGCGATGCCAGAGCAATCTTCATCGCCTCAAGCGCCATGGCCGCGTCTTCGTTTACTGCGCCGGGAGTTGCATCGCGCTCTTCTTCAAGCTCCGCGATGGTCTTCAGGAGCCATTCTTTGGTTAATGTCATGGGTTGCTCCATTCATCTTCAATCGCTACGCCAAGGCGATGCAGCCAGTCAGCCAGTTTAAGCATTGATTCCCTGTCGCTTAGTCCGCTGGGGAAATCGTCCAATGCGACAACGGGTTTGAATGCACCATAGCGATCGCGATCGATAGTAACGTATTGCTCTAGGGTTGTTTTGCTAACGCTGGATGTGTGCCTTACGAGATACTTTGAAAACCTGTCCCGCGTGTCAGTGTCATATTTGTACTCAACAAGTGTCATGCAGCTGCGCCGTGAATCTATGCCGAGTAAGTCGAGCAAGTTAGCCATATCACTCTCCTTTAGCGGCTGCGGCGACGTTGATGCCAGCATCGGCTAAAGCAGCATTAACTTCCGCCTCTGGATATGCATAGATAGACCGGTGCGCATCCATGAAATCTCGACGATGTAAAACACTAATGGGCTTAGGCAACTTCACCTCCCGCGCCTCCAGCTCAGCAACCCGCTTGTCTTTGGCTTCCAGCTCATCCAGCAGCGCCAGAATGTCGTCATCTCCATGTTTTTCGGCGGCTTTACGTAATGCGCGTTTGTCGATGTTGCTCATTGGGCGGCCTCCCCTACACGTTTATTCCATGCAGCAATCGCCATGTTGATTTTGTTCGCTCCAACCATCTGAGCAGACTGCGCGTCGCAAGAATGGCAGCGAACAATTGCCGACTGGTAAGGGCAATCCTCTTCGTACTGCGCGAATGCCTCTACATCTTTGCTGCCGCAGAATGGGCAAGGTTTAATTTGACCGCTCATTGAGCATCTCCCTGACGTTTTGTGGTCCACGTTACAGTGTGTTCTGCGGTAAGCGTGAAGGAATGACCGCATTCATCGCAGGTTAGCTTGTCGCCATCAGCGTCATAACTTTCCTCGGTATCAACTTTGGCATTGCACCATGGGCATTTGGCCTCATCTTCGCTGAAGTAATCCCACTCGTTGTAATCCGAATTATTCTCAACCCTCGCAAGAGCCTCAGTGCGAATTTTTTCCTCTTCTGCTTCATGGCATAAATGGCATGTCCAACCCCAAAAACCATTAGCATCACGAGAACCCCATACACCACCACCGATATCATGCTCACTTCTGGGTGGAATGGTGATGGCGTCTTTACGGTTAACTCCGCAGCATTGGCAGCGGTCGTGTTCTTCACAAACTACATACGACATCTTTTCGCCGTTCTGATTGCAGTGTCCGCAGCCATTAACCCACATCCAAACGCCTCTCACTTCCAGAGCGTAAAGGTGCTTTTCTGGGGGCGTTAGCGTGATTTCCGGTTCGTGGGTAGTGCCACCAAAAAGCTGCGTGCTACCAGAACGAGTTCTGTTCATGCCTGTTTTCAGGCGATCGTCATTGATTGGTGAAACGATGATTTCGTTTTTGTCTGTACGGTTGCTCATGACTGCGCTCCTTTGCGAATTTGGGCGGCGAACTCGCGGGCATCATCACCGCTGATATCTGCATGCATCTCTTTGGCGAACATCTCCACCCCCTGCGCCATTACATCAGCCAGGATAACTTCGGTTGCTGGGGTTTTAACGTCGACCAGCATTCGAACGCTTTCGACATTCTCCGGATCGGTTGATTGCTGCCATCTGATAGTTGCGTCAATCGCAGCTTTAATCCCCGCATTCTCCGCAGCCAGCGCCGCAGCTTCATTACGAACCTTACGCAGTTCCAGAACAGCTACCTGCACTGCATAAGCGAACAAAGCAGCAGGTCGATCACTCACTTTTTCACTGTCTCGTTGCATGTTGACTGCAATAGTCATCAGTTCATCCAGCTGTTTGCCGGTCATTGGTTTATTGGCTGTCATGATTTTGCTCCTGCTGCAATTTGTGTTGCTTAACGAAGTAGGCCACTGCCTTTGACTGGCTGGTGACAATCCCATTAAGGATGACGTTCTTACCGCGATAGATTTGCGCTTTCCCGATCTCATTACCTTCAAGTCTGACGTAAAGAGTTTTCCCTCTGATCTCAGTTTCAGGGACTGGTTGTGACAGGCGGTAAGTTTCACGCGCTTCGGCAATCGCTTTATGTTCGTCCATAATCGACAGCGCCTCGGCCAGTGCACTCCCTTCAAGAGTGAAGACGCCTTCATCACTGATCGTGGCCTGAGCCATCAGCTCAACGAAACGGCGCGCGTTCTTTACACTCAGCTCCGGCGCGATAGAGCTACGGGTTACTTTCGATTTACCCTGAGCAGCCGCTACAGCTTTATCATGTTGGAGTACTTTCCCGGCCTGTTCGCCATACTCCATAACGCGATCAACCGCGACATCGACTGACACAGCACCGGATTTAACCTCCTGCTGAACGTCATGGTTCGCCGTACTGAGGAGCAGCAGCTTCTCGACGGTGGCCACAGACTTATTCACCAGCTTTGCTATCTCGCTGGTGGTCTGGTTAAAGGCGTTATGTAGCTCCTGAATAACAGCTGCCTGTTCCATATCGGATAGCGGAAGCTGGTTATTACTGGTCATGATGCGCGCCAGGCGCTGAACATCGCTACCGTTGAACGGCATGATGTGGATGCGGTCTACTGGCTTACCAGCTTCTGCACAGCGCGCATAGCAGCGACGCCGACGGTGGCCTTCAACAACCCACACTCCACCTTCATCACGGGCGATAACCTCCAGCGGGGGAACGGAGCCACCATTCATCAGAAAGTTGAAAAGGTCATCATCTGCCTGGCGGGTACGTTCATCATCTTCGCGTTTGTTGAAACCTTCCCGCACATGGATTTGGTCGAGGCTGATGAACATCCCGGTATCGGTGCGCTTGATGGTCCCGTCACGGGTCATTTGCTTGAATGAGTTAGCCATTGTTGGTGACCCCTTCAATATCTTGTTTGCATTGGCTGCTGTAGGCCTTGTGTAATGCACCAGCAGCCACAGAAACCAAAGACGAAAAATCACAAACTACAGTTTCGCCTTCAAGCAGCTCCGAATTAGCTATGGTGGTTAAAGCTTCAATTAATGCCTTGCGTTGGCCCATCGCTTCACAAAGCGCGACGCTGGTGATATCGAGACGGTTAGCAAGCTCATTCATAAGCTGAGCTGATGCAACTGGCAGGAACTTAGCGGCGATACGTGCCGCCTCGATCAGCTGCTCTCTGGTCATGCGTGGTTGTAACTCGGTGACGTTCTGTGTGTTCGTCATGGATAGTTTCTCCGTGTTATGAGCGCTCTGCACAGCGCTGAATTTTGGTTGCACGAATCCCTCGCCGGTTGGCGACAAAAAATTAAGGGGGTTCGTTTTAGTAAGCACCCAGCCAGGGCACTTAGTGAAACGGGCGGCTGCCACCGCCAGTTAGCTTCTCCACAATTGGAAGCGCGTTCTCCTGAGTTGATTTAACGACTACGGCCTCTCAAGTTGAACGCTGAACGCGCTTTCAGTTGTGTAAAAGGGGCGGTCGACATTAAGGACATTCAAAACTGCCGACCGCCAAGACTACACACAGCAATCAAAACTTTGCCTGTCTTTTCACCACATCAGGCTCGGTGGTATTCTTGGAGTTCTCACACAGCCAAGAAGGGTAATGCTCATGATTAACGGATTTGGTCACCTATACTCCGCAACGGAGCAGCACATTGCAAAAATCAGAGAAATCAAAACCATCGGTTTTGTTGACTCTAACGAATTATCTAAAGTAACTAATCGCGCCGTTCAACTGTGCGTCCTCGACTTATTGCTTGCTGCACATCGCAATAAGCATGAGACCACGATTAACAAACTCCCCGGCGCTAAAGCTCTCCACCACAAACTTCTTCAGAAATATAACTGGCCACTGTCAGAGATTCGCGCGATGAGCCTTTCAGATGTTTTTATCGCACTTCACGATGAACTATCACTCGAATCTCTTGAGGGTCAGGCTAAAAGCTACTTTTCAACAATGATTGCCGGGAGATACCCAGTTACGTTTACTGATTTTATCGATGAGGAGTGGGATCCTGATCTGGCCGAAAAACTTCTATTCGACTCTGCGCAGTAGCCTCTTCAATTTGTGTATTCAGGATAGATAATTGTTTTTCAATTTCGGCTTTAGTGAGAACCAGACTCTGAAGCCGCCTTACTGCCTCAACCTTTTTCTCCATCCATCCAAAGATCTGCTCATCAGACATTCCACTTGCGTCGATAACTGGCTCTCCTTCGGTAGCCCCTACCTTCTGATAAATGAATCCAGCTTTTAAGCTAACTACACCCTTTGATTGCTCGCTCATGTTGATTACTCACAATGTTCGCTGCTGATGGATTCAATATTAGACGTCTTACATTTACAGTCAAGTTAATTTTGTAAGTTTGCTTACTATTATTTTTTGAGTACTAAAAAGCCCGCGCGAACGGCGGGCTTGTAAGGGTTGGGCTTGGTCTAAAGATCAATGATTATTTGCTTAACTATACCAATTAGATTGGTTTCTTGGTTCACCTCAATGGGTTTGAACGCCGGATTTAGTGGAATCAGGTACGAAAAAGGGGGATCTATCGCTAGTTTTTTTAAGGTCGCCTCACCGCCAGAAACCGTTTGAGCCACGACAATTTTACCGTTTGCTTCATCCACGAAGCCGAACTCGGGCTCAACAATTACAATAGAACCTTCAGGAATACTCAACTCCTGACTGGAAGTCATTGAATCCCCTTTAACCCTCAAAGCAAAGGCTGAATCGGAAAGCTTGCGAGTCGTTTTAACTTGCTCATTGCTTGGATTGCCAATTACTTCAGTCCAATTGCCAGCTTGCACCCAGGATATCAGAGGGACCTCTCTGGCAGACATTAAGTTGATGTTAATGCCATTTTCGATATCGCCTGAACCAAAAACCAACCACTCCGGCGAACACTGAAGGCACTTACACACCAGTATCAAGTTTTCACCAGAAAGTTTAGTTAAATCACTTTCCCACTGGGTCACAGCAGACGCGCTTACTCCAGCCCACTCAGCGACATCGCGCTGGGTTAGTTTTTTCTGCTTTCTTCTGAATCTCAGTCTGCTGCCAACGGTATCCATATAATCTCCTCGGAATGCACGTTAGCAATCTTACATTTTATTGACGTAAGTATGCTGTCCATATACGATGTAAGAATGCTAACTAATGAGGATTCAAACCATGCATAAAGGGACAGTCGTCGACTACTACGGCGGCATTTCTAAAACCGCAGCTGCCTTAGGGGTAACTCACAGTGCCGTTTGTCAATGGGGAGAGGTTATTCCAGAAAAACAGGCTCTTTACATCGAAAGAATTACAAACGGGAAGTTGAAATACGACGCCTCTCTCTACAGCAAATTTAACAATTCTCAACACAAGCAGTAACCACAGAAAGGAGGATATGACCGTGGGTAAAGAACCTGAATGGAAAGTTGAGAAGCAGCCCGCCTGGCTGGTGAGCGCAATCAGGAAGACGATTGCCGCTTTGCCAGGCGGATACGCTGAAGCGGCGGAGATTCTGGACGAAACCCAGAATTCACTCTTTAACCGCCTTCGTGCTGGTGGTGACCAGATCTTCCCAATGGGCTGGGCACTGGTGCTTCAGAGCGCTGCTAGCGTGAGTTATATCGCTGACGCGTTCTCTCGTGAAACTGATAACGGTATTCACGTTCCCGGCGCCGTGCCAGATGATGAAAACGAAGAGATTGGCCTGAAACTGGCCGAGCTGGTGGGGAGGCTAGGTGAGCTGGTCAACGCATACCGTCATTATATCGAAGATGGCGTAGTTGACCGGAGCGAGTGGCAAAGTCTTAACGATATCGCATATCAGTTCAGGGTCACTCTCATGACATTCCTGAACCTTATTTCCCGTGTTTATTGCCTTCCAGAAATGGGTGAGGCCCGCGAGTGTGCAGCTCCGGGCCCCTTGGCGTGTCGTATCAGTGGAGAAACTAACGCATGAACAGTTTAACGGTAAACAACCGTCTCCCGCAACTCCGTGGTATTCCCGTTGTTGGAACCTCGTCGTTTCGGTATGAGCGCATGGTATCAGGCCGCTGGGTTCCATGTAACCACAGCAGGGCTATGGCGATTGTGGGTGTCTGGCGTCGGAAGGGGAGAGCGCTATGCGAGAACTTAACCGGCGTTTCAGAGATCACTATGGCGTCCCGGTGCGCGTCATCAGATGGGAGCCCGAGACTCGACGCGTTATATACCTTCGCGAAGGGTACGATCATGAGTGCTTCAGCCCTCTTGAGCAATTCCAGCGTAAATTTACAGAGTTAAAGGACGATCATGAGCCTGTTAATGCCATCCCGCCCGATAGTGATTAACCCTGACCTTGCGTACAGCATTGGGCTGAACGAGGCCATTGCGTTGCAGCAGGTTAATTACTGGCTGAAAGAAACCACCTCCGGACTGGAGCGTGACGGCGTGCGCTGGATTTACAACACCAATGAGCAGTGGCTGGAGCAGTTCCCGTTCTGGTCTGAATCCACCCTGAAGCGCACATTCACCCGCCTGAAAAACCTTGGCGTACTCAAAGTTGAGCAGTTGAATAAGTCTCAGCGCGACATGACGAACTATTACACGATTAACTACGAAAGTGAGCTTTTAGATGAGGTCAAAGTGACCAAATCGAAGAGTTCAAAATGCACTCTTCCATCAGGTCAAAATGAACCGATGGAAGAGGTCAAAGTGGAACGTTCCATCGGGTCAAAACGAACCGCTCTCATCAGGTCAAATTGCACTGATGTTCTTACAGAGAATACAACAGAGAATACTACAGATATTAAAAACCCTATTTGTCCGGTTGCGCCGCAACCAGACGGTGATGTGTTGATTACCGATCAGGCTAAACAAGTTTTAACCCACCTGAACCAGGTGACCAGTTCGCGTTATCAGGTTTCAACAACCTCGCTGCAAAACATTCGCGCCCGCATCGGGGAGGGATTCACCGTTGAAGAGCTGTCGCTGGTGGTGGACTACTGCAACGCCAAGTGGAGCGACGATTTAACAATGGCGGCCTACCTGCGCCCACAAACGCTTTTCCAGCCAACGAAGTTTCCAGCTTACCTGAAGTCCGCTACCAACTGGGCGAATGCCGGAAGGCCAGCGCGTGTTAACGGGAAGTGGGAGCGTGAGGATGGAATCTTCAAATCCAGCTTCCAGAATACCGACTACAGCAAAGTCCCGGCGGGCTTCAGAGGAGCGAACTCATGAGCCTTCTGAAAGATATTCAAATTTTCATCGCCGCTAATCCTGGCTTAACGAACAAAGAGATTGCGGCATCAATGCCACAGTACGACGTTCATGCTGTTCAGCGCGGTGTATGCCATCTGGTCAAACTGAATCGCGCAACCCGCCAGCATAACGGCAAGTGCTACCAGTATTTTGCCAAAGCGCCGGGTGGTGACGTTAGCGAGGGGCGTTCTGCACTAAAAATTAACCGGGCAGATACACCCGCTGTATCAGAACAGGAAGAAGCGCCGAATCCAGCTGTAACCACGATGATGGATAAGGCTCAGGACCTGTTTGAAAAAGGGCTCTACCTGCGTGCGGCCACCGTTCTGATGGATGCCTTCAATCGCTCCAAGAACGAAGAGCAGCGGATGAAGATACTGATTGAGCGTCAGCGTTGCCTGAGCATGGCGCCGAAAGTGAAAGCACCCTCTGATGCATGGTGTCTGGCTGGCCGAGCGAGGAATGTCTGATGAAATATTCACTGATTTATGCCGACCCTGCGTGGGAATACGGGAACACCATCAGCAATGGCGCTGCAAATAACCATTACGGCACGATGAAGCTTATCGACATGAAGCGCTTGCCGGTTTGGGACCTGGCTGCCGATGATGCAGTTTTGGCTATGTGGTTTACCGGAACCCACACCCGCGAAGCTATAGAACTGGCTGAAGCGTGGGGCTTTAAAGTTCGCACGATGAAGGGCTTTACCTGGGTAAAGTTCAACCCACTGGCAGAGCAGCATATCAACAAAGCACTTCAGGCAGGCCGTGTAGAGGATTTTTACGACTTCTTAGGCCTGCTGAACGCACAGACCCGCATGAACGGCGGGAACTACACCCGAGCCAATACCGAAGACCTGTTGATCGCCACCAGGGGAAATGGACTTGAAAGAAAGTGCGCCAGCATCAAGCAGGTTATCTACAGTCCACTCGGTGAGCACAGCCAGAAGCCAGCAGAGGCGCGTTTCCGTCTTGAGACGCTTTACGGTGACGTCCCACGCATCGAACTATTCAGCCGTTGCGGTGCGCCTGGCTGGGACCACTGGGGAAATCAATCTGAATCAACAGCTGTTGAGCTTATACCGGCAGTTGCCGTTCCCATGAAAAAACTACAGGAGCGCGCCGCATGAAAAAGCTATCTACCGAGCATGAGAACGCTGTGCGTGATGTAGCCCGTCAATGCAACGATGCCATCAAAAAAGCCCTAAAGCAGAAGCCAAAGCCAAGCTGGAATGTCGTAGTGCCTCCGATCCTGAAGGAGTGCCACGAGAAGGTTAAACCGATGGGCGTAAGCCTGGTGATGTTTAACAGCGTAATCGGACGCCTGAACGGGCGTTATGGAGTCGAGTCATGATCGAATTAACGCCGCGTCAGAATGAAGTGTTCGAAGCCATCAAGGTTCATATCGAAAAGGCAGGCTTCCCACCTACGATGCTGGAGCTTGCCGGATTAATTGGCTGCGCATCACCGAACGCTGCTGTTGCGCACGTGAAGTCACTTAAGAAAAAGGGTTACATCACTGTTGCTCCTGGCGCAGCCAGGGGCATTACCGTCGTCAAAACGGAATGGGATACAGATCCAGTGACGATCATCAAAGACCTGCTATCCGGTGGAGATAAGGCCAGAGATAACGCTGTTGAATGGCTGAAAAAACAGGGAGTGACGTTATGAAACTGGTGCTCCCGTTCCCACCGAGCGTAAACACTTACTGGCGAGCCCCAAACAAGGGACCGTTAAAAGGCCGCCATCTTATCAGCGAGAAGGGCAGGGCATACCAGAGCGCGGCATGTGCAGCGATAATTGAGCAACTGCGTTGCCTTCCAAAACCATCATCATCACCAGCTGCGGTGGAGATCCTTCTCTTTCCACCAGATGCCCGCCGCCGCGACATCGACAACTACAACAAGGCGTTGTTTGACGCGCTCACGCACGCAGGCATTTGGGAGGATGACAGCCAGGTGCAGAGAATGCTGGTGGAGTGGGGGCCGAAAGTGCATGGCGGAAGGGTAGAAATATCGATAACCAGGCATCAACCAACAATGAGGGGAATTTGGTGAGAGCCATACTGACGCCCGAAATTGCGCCGATGTCCGGGGTGGTTCTGTTCCGCCCTGGTACAGAACTGCTCTGGCTATTCCGTCAGGGAAGGGTAGTTATTGAGCCACCATCCGAAGCCATACAGCATCTACCATCTGGATTAATCCCTGAAGCCCACCAGCCCCTGACTGACGATGCCAACATGCAGGCTATTTTCGTCAACGAGAGAGTCATTCAGCGAGCGGGTGGGTTGAGTAGCCTTGATGCCTGGCTGGAGAGAAAATTTGAATGTCAGTGGCCTCACACTGACTGGCATGCCAGTGACTTTACGGTTATGCGCCACGCTCCGGGGAGCATTCGTCTTTGCTGGTCGTGTGATAACCATTTACGTGAGCAAACCACTGAAAGACTTGCAGGAATTGCCATGCAGAACCTGGTAAAATGGCTGCTGGAAAGGGTAAATATTGATTTAGGTTTCAGCGCTGACCACACTCTTTCGCTTCCTGAGTTCTGCTGGTGGATGGTACGTAACGATCTGGCTGACCTTGTTCCTGAATCAGTGGCGAGTAAAGCACTCAGAATCAAGCCAGAACCGCACAGTTCAGTGATGAGGGAAAGCGACATTGTCCCGTCATTACCGGCTACGCAAATCTTTCAGGAGAAGGCAAAAAAGATAGTGGCGGTGAAGGTCGATCCTGAAACGCCGGAATCTTTCATGCTGAGGCCAAAGCGCCGACGCTGGGAAAACGAGAAATACACCCGCTGGGTGAAGTCGCAGCAGTGCAGTTGCTGCAATAACCCGGCAGACGACCCCCACCACCTGATAGGCCACGGGCAGGGTGGAATGGGTACTAAGGCGCATGACCTGTTTGTGATACCGCTGTGCAGAGCGCATCACGACGAGTTACACGCTGATCCCGTGGCATTTGAAGCGAAATACGGCGACCAGTTAACGCTGCTGTTTCGTTTTTTAGATCGTGCGCTGGCAATCGGCGTATTAGCATGAACAGTGGAGATAACATGCGTGATATTCAAATGGTTTTAGAACGCTGGGGCGGGTGGGCTGCGAGTGATAGCTCAGGCGTTGATTACTCGCCGATCGCAGCTGGTTTTAAGGGACTGCTTCCCCAGACTAGTAAAACGCGCCTGTCTTGTTCTGACGATGATGCCCTAGTCATTGAGGGCTGCCTGGCTCGCTTGCAGAAGAAGAAGCCTTATGAGCATTCGCTGTTGGTGGCTCATTATCTATACGGTATTTCTAAGCGAAAGATAGCCAAAGCGCGCAAGAAAGATGAAAAGCTTATCCGCATTGAAATACAAATGGCTGAGGGGTTTATCGATGGATGTCTCAGTATGTTGGATATAAAACTTGAAATGGACAGCTGACTGATAGTGAAAACATAGGCCTCATATTAGGCCTATGTTACAAATGTGGGAAAATGTTACGCAGAGCGTACCAACACCTTGAAAAGGTGTATAAAGAAATCATTAGGGAAGAAAGACCAAGCAAAATAAACACATAGTCAATCGGGTTACCTTTGACAAGCAAGTCATCCGGGAGAAACATTGCTATAAGGGGAAAGAAACAAGCAACAATCAATGTTGCACCTGTTGATAATAACCGCTTGATTATCAAAGGAAGAATGTTATTCCTTTTAAGCGCATTTATCGCTCCGTCTTCGTCACTTTTTGCACTGCTAAAAATCGAGATGGCGGCGAGAACAAACCCGAATAAGATTCCTGAAACGGTTGACAGGACCCCGGCAGTGGTCAAAACATCTGCGTGCTTCATAGGTTTAAAGACCAATGAAGCACCGTAAGCGATGGCTAAAAGGAGGGCTAGTTTCCAAAGTAGAGTTAAAAACACTCTCATTGTAACCTCCTTGGCAATTTTATGATCTTACTGCGAGCTCAAACTGAGCAAGGTAAGCTGAATTTTCAATTTTAGCAGATGTCATAGCGATTCTGATATCAGAATCAGACGGATAACCACTTTTTACAACAATTGTGCGTGTCCCAATCAAAACTTGATCAAGTAAGCTAGTAGGGGTTGTATTAGATGGTTCTGTAACATCAATTTTTTTGATTTGTAATCCACCTGACCCCTTTGGAAACAGTTCGATCAGCTCTTTTATTGCATCAGTTACACAGGTTTTAAGATAGTTGAAGCCAGCTTTCTTGGGGCGGATACGACCTCGCATATTGAGTCTAAGATGAGAACCGCCCATACCAACAACCATGTCGACTATGTCCTTAGTCAGCTCATGTTTGAAGTTATAGTTGGATTTATTGAAATTCCTTGGTGCGGCAACGGTCAAGTCAAAACTTCGTAAGATGTTGCCATCTTCCAGAAGGTCTTTCATGCTTTCGTGCTTCCAGATTGCCTCAAAACGGATGTTCTGCATTTGGGTCTTATTGTAAAGAATGAAGGACAAATCGTTCACCTTTGGCCCCAAATGATTGAGTGTCATTACTAACAGATCGGTTTCGTAGTAATAGATGAAGTAGGTTCTTTCTACAACAGAGTCCTTCTCACTCAACGGAATGGTTCTTTCACTTCCCGTCAGCCCATCCTCAATGAATGGAAGAAGACAGTCTCTTCTCCAAGAAATATACCCAAAATAACTATGTTGCTTGTCATCCTTATCCAGGATTACAAGTTTTAGTCCGCGGTTTTGGGTCTCAGCTGTATGAACATAAGGGAACGATGCTGGAGCAGTCCCAAGCATTTGCTCGAAAGCAAGATTTGCAACTGACGGGCCATCTTTTTTGCTTCCATTACCTGTGAAAAAGCCGACGCGTACTCTTCGAGTTTTCTTTTGTTCTTCTGTAGTCATTACAGTTCCAATTAAATCAAGAGGCATGGCCCTAAAATTACTATGTTTTTGATAAAAAATCATTACCGCGGTCCGCATTTTATAGTTTACTGTGTTAAGAGTGGTTTCTACGCCACGGACTTAAAACGATTTCTAAACCTCGCTCCGGCGGGGTTTTGTCATTTTTGAGGCTGCCTACGGGTGGCCTTTTTGTTTCCCCTCATTTCTGAGAGGACTCACGGCAATAAGAGGGGGCTAAATGTCCGATCCTGTTTCTGGCACTACGGTAGCGGCTGGTGGTCTGATGGGAGCCAGCATGTTCGGCCTGGCAACCGGCATAGATTACGGTGTGGTGTTTGGCGCATTCGCTGGTGCGGTGTTCTACGTCGCTACGGCGGTTAATATCAGCCGCCTTAAGCTGGTGGGCTACTTCATCACCTCTTTCATCTTCGGCGTCATTGGCGCGCCACTGCTTGGCTCTTACTTCTCCAAATGGACGGGGTATAGCGACAGGCCACTTGATGCGCTGGGCGCGGTAATCGTAGCCGCTATTGCTATTAAGCTGCTGACCTTCGTCAACAGTCAGGATTTGGGTAGCCTGTTTGGAATTCTCTCACGTTTACGTGGTGGAGGGGCCAGCAATGGTAACAAGTGATCCGAGTGCGATGGCAAACGCAATTATCTCTGCTGTCATCGTTATTGCACTGATGTTCTACCAGCGCGGCGGGGCGAGACATCGTCCTCTGATATCGCTGATGGCTTATTTCACGGTACTGGTATACGCCAGCGTCCCTTTCCGTTACCTGTTCGGCCTGTACCATGAATCGCACTGGTTCGTGGTGCTGGTGAACATCCTGATATGCGCCGCCGTTCTCTGGGCTCGGGGAAACGTAGCGCGCCTGGTTGATGCACTGAGGCACTAATGAACCAATTACAATTTCAGAAGGCGGCTGGTATCAGCGCCGGGTTAGCTGCGCGCTGGTTTCCGCATATCGACGCCGCTATGAAGGAGTACGGCATAACAGCACCGCTAGATCAGGCCATGTTTATTGCCCAGATGGGGCATGAAAGCACCAGGTTTACCCGGCTGGTAGAAAATCTTAATTATGCGGCAGAAAACTTAGTGCCGACGTTCGGCAGCCACCGCATCACTCAACAGCAGGCCGCTGCACTTGGCAGAACGGCAACGCAACCGGCAAACCAGAAAGCGATCGCCAATCTGGTGTACGGCGGTGAATGGGGTAAAGAACACCTGGGAAATCAGGTCGCTGGTGATGGCTGGAAATATCGCGGTCGCGGGCTGAAACAGGTTACCGGCCTGAGCAACTATCGCAGTTGTGGCCACGCTCTAAAACTTGACCTTGTTACCCATCCGGAGCTGCTTGAACAGGATGAATACGCCGCGCGCTCAGCTGCATGGTTCTATTCGTCTCGCGGTTGCCTGCTACATTCCGGAGACGTGGAGCGCGTCACGCTTCTTATCAATGGCGGCAGAAACGGACTGGATAAACGCCGCGCGCTGTTTAACCTGGCGAAATCCGTTCTGGTGTGAGGTCACTATGGGATTTGAGACGATTATTGGCATTGTCGCGGCAGTCATCGCTGCCATCGCTGGCGCTTTTGGCCTGGGCCATATTCGCGGCACCAGCAAAGCGGAATCGAAAGCCGACCAGCAGCGCACCGAAGATAACGCAGCGGCAACGGTCACAGCAGCCGAACGCCGGGTAGAAGCAATGAAAGAGGCCAGCAATGTACAGCAGACTGTTAAGCGCATGCCTGATGACGATGTTGATCGCGAGCTGCGTGACACGTGGAAGCGTCCCGGTGGTGGTTGATACTGCCTGTGACTGGGTAAAGCCAATCTACCTGACTGATCACGACATCGACGTTATGGACCGCCAGACGAAGAAAGACATCCTGGCGCATAACAAAGCGTGGCAGGTTAACTGCCAGAAGCAGGAGTGACGCATGCTGCTATGTTCACATTCAATCTCGGGTAAGTTTCCATACCCGTCAAAAATAGAGAATCCGATGAGTGAAGCCAAACCACAGGACGGAAGCACCGTTAAGGGCTACCGCGAACTCTCTTACGGTGAAATCGGCAAGATGAACCAGTTCAAGGACATCAGCCGCCAGTTCATCAAATTGCTTCGCGAACAAATGGGCGACATCCCTCCGGGAGTCGACAGCTGGGAAGCCCAGGAGTGGATAAGACAGGCTGAATTCGACATGAAGCGCGCGTGCATGGCTGCATGTCGTGCCGTTGCCCGTCCTGATGCTGACTGTTAGCCATTACAAAGCTCACCTGCTGGTGGGCTTGATAATGGTATGTATTGTCCTCGGGCAGGCTTTGTAGATGTTAAGCGATTATTAAGGAGGCAATCATGACTTTAGCTGAACGTGTAAAGAGAATTGAGAGCGAATTAAAAGTTATTAAATCGCAACTCAGTTCTGGTGCCGATTCTAAGAAAACAGCAAAATCTCTTCCCTTATCTAGTCTTGCAAAAGAGGGAGGTATCCCTGGGGGGTTAGTTAAAAAATGTTAACTCAAATACTTGATTGGAAAAATCCATCGTAAGGGCGCCCATTTTAATTAGTTGCATTCCGAAAACGACCTGGAATTTTCTCCCGTTACTTACCAATGGCACTGAAGTCAATTCTGTTGAAAAAACTCTTTCGTCCTCAGTGAACGATATTACCGCATGCCGAACTGTAGTTTCTATTGTTGAGGTGGCTCCGCTTACAGTTGTTTTTTCCGCGATTGGGAGTTTTAAATCGTCAGCAAAGTCTGAATCCACATAGCAAAGATCTGCTCCGGTATCTATAAGTGCGTAGGCACCAGCCTTCAATCCATTTGGTTTATAGACGTTTATATCTTTTGAGCTACTTGGCCATACTGTCAATGGAACTACGGGAATTGCATGCTCCGTGGGGGTATCTGATACCGATCCATCAATAGGGGAAATAAACTTGATTTTTACTTTGGTGATCATCCTTTTTCCTTCGAAGAGTTATTCAGCCATTCCTCCTCTTTGCGTGAATCAGTGTCCCACCACTGACGGGCTGAATGCTTACCTTACCCGGGGTTGGAACGAAGTAATACCCTGATATTCAGACAGTAACCGCATCGCGCGGCATTTATGCGCATCGCACGCGCACATCAAAGAAAGTCTTTCAGCTGTGAGCCTGGGCAAACCGTAAACTTTCGGCGGCTTTGCCGTGCGACAGGCTCACGTCTAAAAGGAAAATCAAATGCAGGTCACTATTGATGGTGTCCCGTATGCACCCGCCTGCGCAAATTCATCGCGGATTGGCATTGCAATAACGACACACCAACGCCCCGACGTTCTGAAACGAGCTCTCGAACAGCACATGACGCACCTGCCAGCCGGCGCGCTGGTGGTTGTTATCGATGATGGTTCGAAACCTGCCGCTGTAGTGCCCGACGGCGTGCGGCTGCTTCGCCATGAAACAGCACTCGGCATTGTTGCTTCGAAGAACGCCAGCCTGTCAGCCCTGATGGATGCCGGGTGTGAGCATCTGTTTTTATGGGATGATGACGCCTGGCCCATCGCCGATAACTGGCATCTTCCCTACATCGAATCACCCGAGCCACATCTGGCTTACCAGTTTCTCGATCTGGCTGGCCGCAATAAGTTGAATGACATTTCGGTGCTTTATCGTGACGATCAGCATGTGGCGTACACCGGGCAGCGCGGCGTGATGTTGTATTACCACCGTACTGCCATTGAGAAGGTTGGCGGATTCGATCCGGTTTATGGTCGCGGCATGTACGAGCACAGCGACCTCGCCCTGCGTATTCATAATGCTGGACTCACGATGTGGGCTTACGCTGATGTCGTAGGTTCAGAAAAGCTGATTCATTCTCTCGATGAGCATGAGGCCGTGGAGCGTTCGGTACCGAAGTCAGACCGTCAGGCGCTGGTGGAACGTAACGTAAAAATCCACAACCAACGGCGTGATACCGGGTTTACCGGTTATGTGGAGTACAAGCGTCAGCGTGACGTTGTTATCACTACGCTACTGACCAGCCAGCCCGACCCCCAGCGCGGTACGAAAATGACGGCCTTACCTGACATGTTGAGTAGGTGGGCGTCATCGCTTCGCAATTGTGGCCGTATCGCGCTGGTGGATGAGTTGCAGACGGCACCGGAAGACGTTGAGCTGTATCGCGTTCCTGACGTGAAGATGAATGTCTACTTCCGGCGCTGGCTGCATATCTGGCAGCACCTGCGCGATCACCCTGAATACCGGTTCGTCTGGTGTACCGATGGCACCGATGTCGAAATGCTCCGCGCACCGTGGGAAGAAATGCAGCCCGGGACTGTTTACGTCGGTTCTGAACCGAAGACCTACGCCGACACCTGGGCGAAACAGAATCATCCTGAGCGTATCTATCAGGAATTCATTGAATCGCACCGCGGCGATGTGATGCTTAACGCTGGACTGCTGGGCGGTACACGCGCTGATGTCATGGCGTTTGCTCACGGCATCATCCGTCTTTACTACCGGATCGAGAGTTATCGTTTCTGGAAGAAAGAACAGGCTGGCGCCGCGGTGGGGGATATGATCGCTTTTGGCATTGTCGCTAAGTCTTTTGGCGATCGCATTGTCACCGGCCCGCGCATCCACACAGTTTTTAAGACTGATGGTATTGGCAAGGAGTCTGCGTGGTGGAAACATAAATAATAGAGATATGTATTATGGGTAAATCTTACATGTGCCTGAGTGAAGACAAGAAAATGGTTGTATTTTTTGCTCCAAAATTTCGACTAAAGGCCAGTTGCCTGGCCCTTAAAATTACTTCGGCATAAATTGCTTCAATTCAGTAGATAGCTTTTGAAATGCTGGGTAGTCGTATTGAGTCAACTCAATCAAAAGATTATTTTTTTCTGCATCAGGCAGTCTCGCGAATAATAAACCAAGGGCCAATTTAAGTGCTGTTACCTCGGTTGCTACGTCTTCCAGAGTGTCACATGTTGTTGAAAGCTTTAGCCCTTCGATATATCTGATGTTAGACATATTGTTTTCCTTATCCAGAGGTAATCAGCCATCCCTCTGCGCTGAGTGCGCCAGTGTCCCACCACTGACGGGCTGAATGATTACCTTAACCAGGGTTAAAGCGAAGCAACACCCTGATATTCAAACAGTAGCCGCCATCGTGCGGCATTTTTATTGGAGATTCGCTGGTGGCTGAAGAGATTAAGTTTGTGGTGGTCGGCCATCACACCCGCTTAGGACATGCACAACGTCTTGCTGCGCTGCTGGATGCTCATCTGCTGATTGATGACGGTAACCACGGCGCGAACTGGAATCACCGACGCGCACTTGAATGGGCTGCTGAGCAACCTTGCCGGGTAGTTGTTGTTGAAGATGATGCGATGCCAGTGGACTTGTTCTTCACTTCAGTCACGAGCTGGCTTAACCGCTTCCCGGAATCGCTGGTGAGTTTTTACCTGGGCACTGGCCGACCACCTCAGTATCAGATGCAGGTAGCCGAACGTCTGATTGTTGCTGACAAGACACGGTCTGACTTCATCACGCTGCCGCGCCTTATACACGGCGTGTGCTACAGCGTACCGCCTCAGCATATTGAACGAGTCCTTTCTCGATGGGACAGCAGTAAGCCAGCCGACTATGCAGTCGGGGATGCCTATGGCGGCGCGGTGGTTTATCCGTGTTACTCGCTGGTGGACCATGCCGATGGTGAGCCGGTTGAGCGTCACCCGGACTCAGCACCACGTATAGAACGCCGCCGGGCGTGGAGGTTGCATGTCTAAGCTAACAACGTTAAAGCCACGCCTGAAAGCCATTGATACGCGACGCATAAAGCCGATCTACGGTGAGCAGCGCCGCATAAGTGGAAGTGCAAGGGTGAGTTTGAAGCGACGTATCTATGCGCGTGACAATGGTCTCTGCTGTATGTGTAATCGGGTTGTTGATTTGACTGACAGTGAACTCGACCACCGTATTGCGCTTCAGTTCGGAGGCGATAACTCGGAGCACAACCTGTGGACGCTCTGCACTGAATGTCACGCAGGTAAGTCTGCACGTGAAGTTGCCACCGGTCAGCCTGATGAGCAGGCCCTGAAGCATGAGGTGCCTGAAGGCGATCAGGCATCAGGATTTGTAGGGCTTTGAGTCCAGCCAACCCCGGGGGGGTATCATCCAGAGTAAACATCGATCGCCCTGGACACCTCGCCCCCTCTCATTCGCAGAAAAAATCCCCCTCTGGAGGGTGTAAACATGTTAACAGCGCAGAAGCGGAAATATGCTCTCGCGCTGATGTCCGGGATGTCTCAGAAGGATGCGGCAATAAAGGCGGGATATTCTGAAAAATCCGCGCGTTCCAAGGGGTCGCAGCTTGCTAAAGACCCGGAGGTCATCGCGTTTATTGAGCGGAAAAAACGAGAAAAAGTTGAGGTGGATGACGAACCTGCGTATCGCAGGAATGTTTATACCCCAGCAGTAAACACTCCTGAAGAAAAACGACCTCCTGCGGCATCGTCCGCCGGTGAGTATGAAGACCCTCTCGACTTCCTGAAATCGGTTATGAACAACGTTGGTTACGAAATCGAAACCAGGAAAGATGCTGCAAAGGCCATGCTGCCTTATATGCATCAGAAGAAAGGTGAGGGCGGTAAGAAGGATGCAAAAGCTGAGGCTGCCAAAAAAGCGGCCAATAAGTTTGCCATTCAGCAGCCGCCGAAACTGGTGGTTAATAATCGCGGGAATACATGATGCCAGAGTGGACAACTGCCTGCCCTGACTGGGCGGAGCGCCTGAAGAAAGGCCAGTCTATTATTCCTGCACCGATTTACCCGGAGCAGGCTGAAATAGCTCTGAACGTTTTCAGGCAACTGAAAATCGTTGATGCTCCAGGATCGCCAACTTTCGGTGAGTCCTGCGCGCAGTGGGTTTTCGATCTCGTTGCCGCGCTGTTCGGCTCGTATGATGCCGAAACTGGCCGCAGGCACATTACAGAAGTGTTTGTGCTGATCCCCAAAAAAAACTCCAAGTCTACGCTGGCCGCCGGGATCATGATGACGGCGTTGCTGCTTAACTGGCGTCAGGCTGCCGGGTACACCATCATCGCCCCGACCGTAGAGGTGGCGACAAACGCTTTTAACCCGGCGCGTGATATGGTAAAGCGGGATGATGATCTGGATGACCTCTGTCAGGTGCAGACACACATCAGGACAATCACCCACAGGGGAACGGACACGACGCTGAAAGTGGTGGCTGCCGATCCCAACACCGTTTCGGGGATTAAATCTGTTGGCACGCTCATTGACGAGTTGTGGCTTTTTGGTAAGCAACATAACTCCGAAGATATGCTGCGTGAGGCAGTCGGTGGCATGGCATCACGACCTGAAGGCTTTGTGATGTACACAACCACGCAGTCCAACGAACCGCCTGCTGGTGTGTTTAAGAAAAAGTTACAGTACGCCCGTGATGTTCGCGACGGAAAAATTCACGACCCGCATTTTCTTCCGGTGATATTTGAGCATCCACCGGAAATGGTTGCCAGCGGAGAGCATCTTCTTCTGGATAACCTCGCGATGGTTAACCCCAACCTGGGTTACTCCGTTGACGAGCAGTTTCTTTACCGCGAATACAACAAAGCGAAAGAGGCCGGGGAAGAAGACTTCCGTGGCTTTATGTCCAAGCACGCCAACGTTGAAATCGGTCTCGCCCTGCGCGCTGACCGATGGTCAGGGGCGGATTTCTGGGAGCAACAGGCAAGGCGCGTCACTTTTGACGATATTTTGCGCCGTGCTGAGGTGGTCACCGTTGGTATCGATGGCGGTGGTCTCGATGACCTTCTTGGCCTGGCTGTTATCGGGCGCGATCGCCAGACTCGCGAGTGGTTATGCTGGTGTCATGCATGGGCGCATACCATCGCCCTGGAAAGGCGAAAGAGCGAAATTTCAAAATTAAAGGATTTTGAGGGGGCCGGTGACCTGACGATCGTTAAGCGTGTAGGTGAGGATGTTGAGCAAGTTGCAGAGTACGTCAGCCGGATTTATGAAGCCGAACTGCTGGACAAAATTGGGATTGACCCCTCTGAGGTAGGGCAAATTCTTGATGCGCTCAGTGAGGCAGGCATTCCTGATGAGGCTGTAACCGGGGTCAGCCAGGGCTGGAAACTCGGCGGCGCCATTAAGACTACCGAGCGAAAGCTGGCTGAGGGTGTTCTGCTTCATGGTGGTCAGCTTCTGATGGCATGGTGCGTAGGCAACGCCCGTGTGGAGCCGAAAGGCAACGCCATACTCATCACCAAACAGGCCAGCGGGAAGGGGAAAATTGACCCTCTTATGGCCACATTCAACGCCGTTACGTTAATGGCTCTTAACCCCGAACCGGTCAAAAAAGACTACCAGGTATTTTTCGTTTAACACACACGTCAGTTAATTGCCCGCGCATGCGGGTTTTTTCATTTCTGGAGGCCAGCAAATGACGCTTAAACGCGCCTGCACCCTCATGACGGTGAAGTCGGTAAATGAGGATGAGCGGATTATCACCGGCATCGCCTCAACACCGTCTCCCGATCGTGACGGTGACATTATGGAGCCGGAGGGGGCGAAATTCCGCAGCGATACGCCGTTCCTCTGGCAGCACGACCGCTCTCAGCCTATTGGCACCTGCACGCCAAAAATGGTGAAAGAGGGGTTGCAGATCACAGCAAAGCTCGTGAAACCAACCCCTGACATGCCATCCCAGTTAATCGCACGTCTTGATGAAGCGTGGGCTTCGATTAAGGCGGGGCTGGTACGCGGCCTGTCGATTGGGTTCCGCCCAATTGAGTATTCCTTCCTGGATGAAGGCGGTATTCGCTTTTTGTCCTGGGACCTGCTTGAGGTCTCGGCGGTGACCATTCCGGCCAATGCCGAATGCTCCATCCAGACCGTTAAATCTTTCGATCGCCAGTTTTTCGCCGCGTCAGGCAATGAGAAACCGGTAATGAAAACCTCTAAAACCGCTGGCGCTACAGCACCTAAAACCAAACAAGGAAATATTTCGATGAATATCGCTGAACAGATCAAGAGTTTTGAAGCTAAGCGTGCGGCGCTGGCCGCTTCACTTGGTGACGTGATGTGCAAGGCGTTTGATGAGGGGCGTACCCTGGATGCTGAAGAAGCTGAGAGCTATGACAACGTTTCTTCTGAGATTAAATCTGTTGATGCACACCTGAAACGTCTTCGTGATATGGAAGGCAGTCTTGCATCGACTGCTAAGCCGGTAACTAAAGCTGCCAATGGCGAAGTCACCACCGTTAAGGCAAACGCGCCGGGGATCATTCGCGTTGAGCAAAATCTGGAGAAAGGTATCGCCTTTGCCCGTTTTGCCAAGGCACTGGCGGCGGCAAACGGCAGCCGTTCTGAAGCGCTGGAAATTGCACGTAAGCAGTACCCGGATGATGCGAAACTTCACCATGTGCTGAAAGCCGCTGTTGGTGCTGGCACAACGACCGATCCTCAGTGGGCTGGTGCGCTGGTGGAGTATCAGGAATACGCAAATGATTTTGTTGAGTTCCTCCGCCCGCAGACCATTATCGGTCGTTTCGGTCAGGGTGGTATTCCTGCCCTGCGTCAGGTCCCGTTCAACATTCGCATTCCGGCACAAACTTCCGGCGGATCTGCAAGCTGGGTAGGTCAGGGTAAGGCCAAGCCGCTGACCAAATTCGACTTTGAGTCCATAACGTTCAGCTTCGCCAAAGTCGCAGCCATTGCGGTGCTGACCGATGAGCTGATCCGATTCTCCAATCCGGCAGCTGATGCACTGGTGCGTAATGCGCTGGCAGAAGCGGTCATTGCCCGTCTTGATACGGACTTCATCAGCCCATCAAAATCTGAGGTTGCCAACGTCTCTCCGGCGTCCATTACCAACGGCATTACCGCCGTCCCGTCTACCGGAAACCCGGATGACGACGCGGCTGCGGCATTTGGCGTGTTTGTTGCGGCCAACCTTCAGCCGAACGGTGCTGTCTGGCTGATGTCCAGCACTACGGCACTGGCACTGTCCATGCGCAAGAATGCGCTGGGCCAGAAGGAGTATCCGGAAATGACCCTGCTGGGCGGTACTTTCCAGGGCCTTCCAGTGATTGTCTCTCAGTACGTTGGCAACCAGCTGGTGCTGGTAAACGCACCGGATATCTACCTCGCTGATGATGGTGGCGTGGCGGTCGATATGTCCCGCGAAGCGTCTCTGGAAATGGAAAGCGATCCGGCTGGTGACAGCATTACACCAACTGGTACCGAGCTGGTTTCCATGTTCCAGACGAACAGCGTGGCTATTCGTGCCGAGCGCTGGATCAACTGGAAGCGTCGCCGTACTGCCGCAGTAGCGGTGATTTCCGGCGTCAACTACGGCGCTGGCGCAGGCAGCTAATTACCGAAGGAGGGCGGGGGAATCCCCGCCATTAACATGGCAAAAATCAGATATCTGCAACGCACCCATGACTCAATTGCGGGAGACATAAAGGCCGTGGACGATCGGTGCGCAAGGGTGCTGGTGCTGCTCGGTAAGGCTGAATATTTCACCGAGGTAACTACCGGGGTGAGGAAGAACAAGCGTAAAGCGGAGAACGGTTAATGTGGAATCCTTTCCGAAGAAAAGAGGGGCAAATCAAAAATCTACAGCAGCCTGTCAGCCGTGGCGGCTGGACGCCAATGTTCAGTTATGTCCATGAACCCTTCGCCGGGGCGTGGCAGCAGAACATGGAAATTAGACCCAAAACGGTTCTCTCCTATTATGCTGTGTTTTCCTGCATATCTCTGATCGCAAGTGATATCGCTAAAATGCCTCCGCGCCTGATGAAACAGGATTCAAACGGCGTTCGGAGGGAAATTAAAACCGGGAAGATAGCCGCGCTGTATTCCAGGCCAAATGCCTTTCAGAATCGCATCCAGTTCTTTGAGCACTGGCTGAATTCCAAGCTGTGCGAAGGTAATACTGTTGCGCTCAAGATCCGGAACAATCGCGGTGAAATAACTGAGCTGAGGCTGCTGGACTGGAACAAGGTTACGCCGCTGGTGGCCGATGATGGCTCTGTCTTCTACCAGATCAACCCGGATAACATGGCGGGCATTGATTCAACTGTGACAGTACCGGCACGAGAGGTTATTCACGATAGGTTCAACTGCCTGTTCCATCCCCTTATTGGTCTTTCCCCGATTTATGCTGCTGGTCTGGCTGCAATGCAGGGTCACCATATTCAGGAAAGCTCAGCGTACTTTTTCCGCAATGGTGGGAAACCCAGCGGTGTTATCGAGGTTCCGGGCTCGATTACGGAAGAGAACGCCAGGAAGATCAAAGAAAACTGGGATACTGGTTATACCGGGGAAAATGCGGGTAAAACCGCCATTCTGAGCAATGGTGCGAAATATGTTCCCCGGACGGTCTCAGCTGCTGATGCACAAACTGTCGAACAGCTTCGCATGACCGCGCAGATTGTCTGTTCAGTATTTCACGTGCCTGCTTATAAGGTTGGCATCGGTGAACTGCCAACGCATGACAACATCGAGGCGCAGGATCAGCAGTATTACTCACAGTGTCTTCAGTCACTGATTGAGTCCATCGAATTGCTGCTGGATGAAGCGTTTGAACTTGAGGGTGATACAGGGACTGAGTTTGATGTTAATGCGCTGCTGCGTATGGACAGCGAACGCCGTATCAAATCACTCGGCGAGGGTGTGAAAAATACCATTCTGACGCCAAATGAGGCGCGACGGAGTGAAAACCTTCCGCCCTTACCCGGCGGCGACGCACTGTATCTTCAGCAGCAGAACTTCAGTCTTGAAGCGCTGGCGCGCCGTGATGCTTCGGATGACCCGTTTGCCAAATCCGGCGCCGGCAGCCGTACCACATCTGACGATGCGAACGGGAAATCCATGTCGGAATCTGAACTGACAGCGGCAAAAGCCATGCTGAGAGGATTGTTAACCAAATGAATGAACGTGAACTTTCCCTTATCAGGGCTCTTGGAGAGGAATTTTCCCTTGCGCTTGGCGAGCTTCGTGAGTCTTTCAGAAAAAGCCTCAGTGACTATCAGCAGACAACGGAAGAGCACCTTACCAGGCTCTCTCTTGAGGTTGCGTCCCTGAAGGATACACCGGCACCTGACTTTACCAAGCTGCTGGCTGATGCAGTGGCATCCCTTCCGGTTCCTGAGACTCCTGAATTGCCGGATATCGGCGCTATGGTCAGCGAAGCGGTCGCTGCTATCCCGGCACCGCAGGACGGTAAAAGTGTCACGGTCGACGATATTACCCCCGTTTTACAGGAACTGGTCAGCAATGCCGTGGCAGAGATACCTGTACCAAAGGACGGTAAAGACTTTGATCCCGCCATGCTTAAACAGGCAGTTGAAGAAGCTGTCAGCGAGGCGGTAGCCGCCATCCCGGTACCGCGTGACGGTAAAAGTGTCACGACTGAAGACGTCAAGCCGATGATTCAGGAGCTGGTTTCCGCATCCATGCCGGAGCTGCCAGATGTGAAATCGTTGGTTAATGAGGCGATTGCAGCTCTGCCCGCAGCAGAGCCGGGTAAAGATGGAGAAAATGGCCGGGACGCCCTGTCGCTGGAGATTCTACCTTTCATTGATGAGGGGAAAAGCTACCCACGTGGCAGCTATGCGACGTATAACGGCGGCCTGTGGCGCGCTTACGAGAAAACCCATGGTATGCGTGGCTGGGAGTGTCTTGTTGATGGTGTGGCGGGTATTGATATTCAGCAATCTGAGCAGCGTTGCTTCACCCTGACGGTTAACCGCACCAGTGGCGCCAGCGAAACCAAATCCTTTGACGTGCCTGTAATGATTTATCAGGGCGTATTCAAATCCGGTCAGGAATATCTGCCTGGCGACACAGTTACATGGGGCGGTTCGCTCTGGCACTGCGACGCGCAGACTCAGGACAAGCCGGGTGAGGCTGGCTCGAAAGGCTGGACGCTGGCAGCTAAGCGTGGCCGCGACGGGAGGGATAAAACGTGATTGAACTTGTGACACTGGATGAGATAAAGGAACACCTGCACATTGATCATGATGCTGACGACGGCCCACTTAAGGAAAAAATACAGGAAGCCAGTTCGGTGTTGCTGGCTTTTATACAGGGAAGCCGTGACAAGGTCGTTGATGAGACAGGAAAGTTAATCGAAGGTGAAGCGTTAAGCCGGATGAAGGCTGCTACGATGCGTCTGGTGGGCATGCTGTACCGAAACCCTGATCTGGCTGACAAGGAAGATTTACTGCATGGGGAGCTTCCATTTTCTGTGTCGTTTTTGATTCATGACCTTCGTCTTCCAACAATTATTTGAGGGCATTCATGGCTATATCCGCTGGTAAGCTCATACAAATTATTGTGATACAAAACCCCATACATATTCGTGACGAATCAGGCCAGCCTGTAGAAACATGGGTAGATGGTGAAACCATCCGCGCAGATATCAGAGGTCGGAGCGGAAGAGAATTAATGGCGGCCGGTGCCGAAATTGCTCAGGCTGATGTCAGGGTATGGGTTCGCGGAAAATCTGGAGAAACTATAACAGCGGCATCCAGGCTAAAGGTTCAGAGTGGGCCATACCGAGGCAAAACCCTTAACGTTATAGGCCCGCCAATACCCGATGAAAAGGGGGGACGCCTGGAGATATTGTGCAAGCTGGGAGCTGAAAAATGATTGAGACGAGCCTCGATTTTTCCGGCCTGAATGACATCGCAAAGGATCTGGAGGCGCTTAGCCGCGCTGAAAACAATAAGGTTCTTCGTGATGCCACGCGCGCCGGCGCGAAAGTGCTTAAGGAAGAAGTGATCACACGTGCACCGGTACGCACCGGAAAACTGAAAAAAAACGTGGTGGTGGTTACCCAAAAAAGCCGCCGCCGCGGGGAGATTTCTTCCGGCGTCCATATTCGTGGAGTTAACCCGCGCACCGGCAACAGCGATAACACGATGAAGGCGAATAACCCGAGAAACGCCTTTTACTGGCGATTCGTTGAAATGGGAACTGCCAACATGCCGCCACATCCTTTCATTCGTCCCGCGTTTGACGTCCGTCAGGAGCAGGCGACAGAGGTCGCGATCAGGCGCATGAACCAGGCCATTGACGAGGCGTTAAGCAAATGACGGAAGACGATCTCTATCCTCTGCTGGCTCCGCTGGCCGGAGGGCAGGTTTATCCCTACGTTGCGCCGCTCGGCAGTGACGGGAAGCCTTCAGTCTCGCCGCCCTGGGTAATTTTCTCGATTATTACCGACGCGGCTGCTGACGTTCTCTGCGGCCAGGCGGAATCCTCCGTTTCGGTGCAAATCGATGTTTACTCCAGCACTATCACTGAAGCGCGCACGATCCGAAATATGGCACTGGAAGCCCTGCAAACATTGAAGCCTGAGAACATTGTCAAAACGCCAGGCTATGAACCTGATCTGCATTATCACCGGGCCACGCTTGAATTTCAGGTGATCGTTTAAGTTCATTCACCATCACAGACCGCTCCGGCGGTCTTTTTTTTATCTGGAGAAATCATGACCAGTAAGTATGAAGTTACAAAGGGGATGACCTTTGCCGTCTCTGACGCACCCGTAACCGCCGAGGATTTTAACGCCTCAGGTTTCCCGGGGAATGGTATTACCTGGCTGGAAGCGGCCTGTGCGACAAAGGAGATCACCTTCACGGGCGGTCAAAAAGGGGATATTGACGTAACCACGCTTTGCTCAACTGAACAGGAGCAAACCAACGGCCTCGCCGCGCCTGCTGAAATGAGCATTACCCGTAACTGGGTTGGCGATGAAGCAGCACAGGAGGCACTCCAGACCGCTTACGAAAATGACGAACTGCGTGCGCTGCGCGTGGTATTCCCGTCTGGGAATGGTTTCTACGTGCTGGTGGAAGTTCGTCAGAGCTCATGGTCTGCTGCAACCTCTTCCGTTGTTGGCGCGACTTATTCTCTGCGTGTACGTGGCAAACCTAAACGCATCTACGCGTCTGGTTCCTGAGCGGCTTCGGCCGCTTTTTTTATCCCTTCGACCAAGTAACAAGAGAAAAATGAAATGGCGCAAAAAACATCACAGAATTCACTACGCGACGTGGCGCTTACTGCATCGAAAGCCTATCGCACAAAAGACGGTATCACGGTCCCAGAGTGGGATGGCGCAAAGATAACGCTGCGCGAACCGTCCGGCGATGCCTGGGTGAAATTCCGGGAAATCGTAAATCCTCAGCTCGCCGAAGGCGAAGAGGCCCCGACGCTGACGGAGGCGGAGAAGTTCCTGCGTAACAAAGAGGCGGATGTGGTTCTGTTTATTGACGTACTGCTGGATGAAAACGGCGAGCGCGTATTCAGTGACGAGGATCAGGAGCTGGTATCCAAAATTTATGGTCCTGTGCATGCGCGCCTGCTGGCTCAGGCTCTTGGCCTCGGAATGAGTCAGGAAGAAGCGGGAAAGCCGTAAAGCAGCCGCTGACCTTCTTCCTGATGTCACTGGCGCTCCGGATGGGGCGCACTCTGCATGAGCTGCGCCAGACCATAACCGCCAGTGAGCTCAAGATGTGGATCGAGTTTGACCGCATAAGCCCTGTAGGGGACTGGCGTTCCGATGCACAGGCGGCGCAGATCTCCGTTGCAATGCTGAACTCTCAGGGCGGGAAATTCACCATACCTGACGTGATGCTGAAATGGGGTGAGCAGGAAGAAGGCTCTGAAGTCTCTGAACTTGAAGAATGGATGTCCAGTCTTTGACGCCCGCGGCTGCGGGCTTTTTTTATGGGTGAAATATGGCAACGCTGCGCGAGCTAATCATCAAAATTTCTGCGAACTCGTCTTCTTTTCAGTCTGAGATCGCCAGAGCGTCCCGTATGGGGACGGATTACTACCGCACTATGGAACAGGGCGGGAAAAAAGCAGCAGCGGCCACGCGAGAAACTCAGCGGTCTTTGGCTGACCTGAATTCTCAGCTCGCAACAGTACGTTCATCAGCGGCTGGGCTTGCCGGGGCATGGGCTGGCGCATTTGCCACGCATCAACTTGTTCAGTTTGCTGATACCTGGAACCAGCTGAATGGCCGTCTTCGCCTTGCGTCCTCTTCCAGTGAGGATTACGTGCAATCCCAGCGTGTGTTGATGGAGATTAGCCAGCGCACCGGAACATCCCTCGAGGCAAACAGCAACCTGTACAGCAGAATTGCGCAGTCCCTGCGTGATGCCGGTTACGCTTCTGCTGACGTCGCAAAAGTTACGGAAACCGTAGCAACCTCACTGAAGCTGTCTGGCGCCAGTACCGAAGAGGCGAGTTCTGTTATCACCCAGCTTAGCCAGGCACTTGGCTCAGGCGTTTTGCGAGGTGAAGAATTTAACTCCATCATGGAGAACGGTGGCCGCCTGGCGAAACTGCTGGCTGATGGGCTGGGTACCACTGTTGGTGGCCTGCGAAATATGGCCAACAACGGCGAGCTGACGACCAACAAGATCGTCCCGCTGCTGACCAACGTTGAGATCCTGCGTAAAGAATTCGACACCCTTCCTGCATCCATCAGCGGATCTGCACAGAAAGTGCAAAACGCCTTTCTCGCATGGGTTGGAGGGGCGAATGATGCTGTCGGCGCATCATCCACGCTTTCTGGCGTGCTGGATGGTCTGGCGAATAACATCGATGATGTGGCAAATACAGCCGGTCTTCTGGTTGGTGTTGGCCTCGCTCGTTATTTTGGCAACATGGTCGGCAGCGTTGCTCAGTCAACCCGGGCAGTCCTCGCTAATACGGCCGCCGAGGTCGCGCTGGCGCAGGCTCAGGTCCGTGGAGCTCAGGTTAGCGTTGCTGCTGGTCGCCAGGCTGTTTACCGCGCTCAACAGGCGCGTGCAGCGGCCACGAGTATTGAGGCTCAGATTGTCGCTGAGCGTAATCTTGCTGCTGCTCAGGCATCACTGAATACGGCGCTTGCTGGCAGGACTTCGGCCGTTAATAACCTCACCAATACAGCCTCGGTGATGTCCCGCCTGGGTAGTGGCGTTCTTGGTATTCTCGGTGGCTGGCCTGGCGTTATTATCGGTGCCGGTGCTGCGATGTATGGCCTGTATCAGCATACCCAGCAGGTACACCGTGAGGCTGTGGGCTTTGCCAACAACCTTGACGAGATCAACACCAAACTCCAGCAGATGTCTGTGCTCGGCCTTCGCTCGACCGCCGCAGATGCGCGGACCTCTTTACAGGCGCAAAAGCAAGACCTGGCCGACCTCGACTCTCAGATCGCGAAGGTGAAAGACAGCCTCAAGGCGGTTGACCAAATCCAGCAGGATTATAACCGCCATCCTACGCTGACCTTGATCAATACTTTCATGGACCAGGCCGACATCACGGCCAAAAACATCGAACTTACCGATAAGCTGAACCAGCTGGAGTATCAGCGCGAACAGGCCGCTTCAAAAGTCGAACAAACGCAGAAGCTGGTAAACGATGCCAGCGACCTGGCAACGCAAAAGGCTATCGAACAGGCTGGCGCCGTCTCAATCCTGAAAGGTGCCTATGACCTGCTAAACCGCTCAATGTCAGCAACCGCAGGCGCTAAACCCCCGCAGTATGCAGGGCCAGTGGTCTCACTGGCTAATGCAACGCCTCAGCAGCAAACAGCACTGGAACGATCACGCCGCGAAAATGAGCTGGCCAGCTTAAGTGGATTAGAGAAACTTCATCAGCAGCACGTTTATGAAGCGGAAGATCTAAAGCTGACTGGAGCACTTTATACCCAGTACATCTACAACAAGGATCAGGCCGCCAAAAAGGATGCAGCAGCAGCCGAGGCAAAAAAAACCTCTACTGCCGCCTCAAGTGCTCAGAGTAAAGCTGAGCGCGCAGCAGCCAGCACCGCTGAGCAATATGCCCGCAAAATGGCCGATCTTAGCGTGGCTATCGATGTGCAACGCGTCAGGGCAACGGAAGGAGAAAAAGCGTCTGAGCTCTATGCAGCGTCGCATCAGGCAGGCACTAAATGGACCGATGAGCAGCGCAAGGCTATCCAGGCATCATCAGCAGAGCTGGCAAAATGGACGCAAAAAGCCGACGAGAACGTGCGCAAGCAGCGCGAACAAGCCGATGCCCTGAAGGATCTAACTGAAGCGGCCCGAAAGTTCAGGGATGAGGCGACACTGACAACCGAAACCGCAGGCATGAGTGATCGCCAGCGCAGCCGTTTCGACGAGACGCAACAGATCGAGCGTGTTTTTGCTAAAACGGACGGCGGCACCGAGGCCATCGCGCAACGCGCGGCTGCCCTCGATGACCTGGATAAGAAATACAAGGCTATAGCAGCAGCTGAAGCGGACTGGATGGCTGGAGTATCGCGCGGCTATGCCAACTGGTTCGATGAAATCAGCAATGTTTCTGGCACGGTTTCTGATGGAGTGAAAACCACACTCGACAGCGCGTTTAGTAATGTCACCTCAATGCTGGAAGGCAATAAGGTCAGCTGGAAATCCTGGGGTATCTCTGTTTTACAGATTATCGAAAAAGTCGCTCTGCAAATGGCAGTGGTCAGCGCGATGGGGGGTGGGTCTTCCAGTTCTGGCATTTTTGGCTCACTCATCGGCAGCGTAGGCAGCTTCTTCGGGGGCGGCGCGGGAGCATCAGCCAGCACCGGTACTGCGGTTTCCAGTTACGGTTCGAGCTTCCAGTTTAACGCTAAAGGCGGCGTTTATGACTCTCCATCTCTGAGCGCTTTCAGTAATGGGATCGTCAGAAACCCCACCATGTTCGCTTTCGCGAAAGGCGGGGCCGGAATCATGGGCGAGGCTGGGCCGGAGGCAATCATGCCGCTGACCCGCGCACCGGATGGTTCACTCGGTGTTCGTGCGGTCGGCGCTGGTGGTGGTCAGTCTGTATCTTCGGCACCACAGGTTTATATCACCATCGATGGCAACGGAAATACCTCCACGCAGACTTCACCCGGCCTTGAGCAATTTGGTGCTGATGTCGGTAAATATGTTGATCAGCGATATAAGCAGAACATCATGCGAGATATTCGCCCTGGCGGTGACATCTGGAACGCAATGAAAGGAACCCGATAAAAATGGCTATCGAAACTTTCACCTGGTGCCCACGAATTAACGCTGAGGCAGATATAAATTTCCGCGTCAGGAAAGCACAGTTTGGTGATGGATATGAGCAGGTTTCAGGGGATGGATTGAATACCAGAACCCAGCAGTGGACGCTCAACTTTACTGGCAACGAAACCTACATTTCCGCCATTAAATCTTTTCTCGACAGGCATGAAGGGACGAAAGCCTTTCAGTGGAAGCCACCGCTCGAACCTTTGGGTTTGTATCGTTGCGAAACATATAAACCCACCGGGCTCGGCGCGGGGAAATTCAACCTTGAAGCAACATTCATCCAGGCATTTAAACCATGAGCTTAAACGCAGACTATCAGAAGCTGGAATCAGGGAACGACGTTCGCCTGATTGAGGTGGACGGTTCTTCTTTTGGACTGACGGACGTTCTCCGGTTTCACAATTACAACATTCCCCACACCGAAGCGGAAATAGTCGCCGCTGGCGGGGATGAGGCCAAGCTCCCGGCGAAACCAATCTGGTGGCAGGGTAATGAATATTCCGCCTGGCCGTATCAGCTGGAAGGGCTGGAGAAATCGACCAGTGGCAGCAATGCGACGCCATCACTGACGGTCGCGAACATCGAAAGCTCTATTTCTGCCCTGTGTCTTGCGTATGACGATTTGCTACAGGCTAAGGTCACTATTCACGACACAAAGGCAAAATATCTCGATGCGAAAAACTTCGCAGGTGGTAACCCTACAGCAGATCCGACTCAGGAGAAACTTCAGGTCTGGTATATCGACGGGAAAACGACCGAGCTTGCTGGCGAAACCATCGAGTTTGTACTGTCCAGCCCTATGGATCTTCAGGGACAAATGATCCCCACGCGGCAGCTTCATTCCCTGTGCACATGGTGCATCCGGAACAAGTACCGAACCGGCGATGGCTGCGACTATGCCGGTACGCGCTATTTCGACAAAAACAACAACCCGGTAAGCGATCCGTCACTGGATGAATGCAACGGAACGCTGACGGCCTGCAAACTTCGGTTCGGTGAAAACAACGAACTCTCGTTTGGTGGTTTCCCGGGTACGTCGCTGATCAGGAGTTGATATGCGTCAGAAAACCATTGATGCGATTATGGCGCATGCTGCCACTGAATATCCTCGTGAGTGTTGTGGTGTGGTGGCGCAGAAAAGCCGCGTTGAACGTTATTTTCCTTGCCGGAATCTTGCCGCGGCGCCGGAGGACAATTTTGTCCTTTGCCCCGAAGATTACGCATCTGCTGAGGACTGGGGTACGGTGATTGCCATCGTTCACAGCCACCCTGACGCCACTACACAGCCGAGCGAACTGGATAAAGCGCAATGCGACGCAACGGTTTTACCCTGGCATATCGTGAGCTGGCCCGAGGGGGATTTACGCACCATCCAGCCGCGCGGAGAGCTGCCGTTGCTGGAGCGTCCTTTTGTGCTTGGTCACTTTGACTGCTGGGGGCTGGTAATGAGCTATTTCCGGCAAACTCATGGTATCGAACTCCACGATTACCGGGTTGATTATCCCTGGTGGGAAAACGACTATCCGGACAACTTCTATCAGGATTGCTGGTACGAGTGCGGATTCCGTGAATTCGACGGTCCGCCGAAACCTGGCGATATGGTGATCATGCAGGTGCAGGCTGATAAGTGGAACCACGCGGGTATATTGCTGGAGGGCAATATACTGCTGCACCACCTGTACGGTCACCTGAGTCAGCGAGTACCATATGGCGGTTACTGGCAGGAACGAACGATGAAGATTCTCCGTTACAAATCTCTGTGCTAACCTTTTGCAAAACGAATAAAGGGGTTAGGGATATGAGGAAATTTCTTTCGATATTAGCGTGTAGCCTGATTATTGTTGGTTGCACACCTTCTGAAAAGGATTTTATTGACATGGGGGAGTCCTTGGTCAAAGACACCCTTAAAGATCCGGACAGTGCCAAGTTTGAATCATTTTTCCGTGATTTTGGTGAAAATTCTGGATATGTTTGCGGTTATGTGAATGCTAAAAATTCATACGGCGCATACACGGGTAAAAAACCATATTATGTGCGGATTGAGGTCAAAGATGGAAAGGTCAATAATCATGGACCAATCATCATTATTAATGACCAAGACCAGAAGAAAATTGATTCCTATGAGTCAATCTGTCAAAGGGACTGATGTGCCATGAAAAAGATTATCCTCCCAATTTTTATCTTCCTGCTGATGGGATGTTCTGTTTCTTCACTAGAAGAACAAAAACCTATCCTATCAGAGCATTCAACAAAAACTGTTGATGAGGTTAATCGTTGCCTTGCTCCTAAATGGGTGGAGCTACGATCTTCAAGCTCAAGCATACCCACTGAATCAGGATACAAAATCACAGCATCAGACGATATATTCGGTGCTCTTTCAGTGGTGAATATCGATAAATCAGCGACAGGCGGAAGCGATATAAAGGTTTATGCCGTTGCGAAAGGATGGAACGACCACTGGGCTACGGCCGCCAGATCATGTCTTTGAAAACCCTAAAATAATCTAAGCCACCTTCGGGTGGCTTTTTTATGGAGAATGAAAATGTCAGAGGTTATGACCAGAATTGAGCTCGGCGGTGTTTTGGGTAAAACCTACGGGAAGGTTCACCATCGTCTAATAAGAACAACCGCAGAGGCGATCAACTCACTTACAAAAACAATAGACGGGCTGGAGAAATTTTTGATAACCAGCAAAGCAAGGGGCCTGACCTACGCCGTCTTTAAAGATAAAAAAAATATCGGAAAAGATGATTTTGGTTTTCCGGTAACAGGTGAAGTTATTCGAATTGTCCCTGTAGTGATCGGAAGTAAAAAAGCTGGAGTTTTACAGACAATTCTTGGAGCTGTTCTTGTCGTTGCGGGGATTGCAGTTGGAATGCTTTCTGGTGGAACACTATCTGCTGTTGGTTACGGAGCCGCGAAGTTTGGTGCAGCTATGATCGCTGGTGGAGTTGTTCAGATGCTTTCGCCTCAACCCGGGGGCCTGGCCAGCAAACAAAGCGCAGATAACCGTGCATCGTATGCGTTTGGCGGGGTGACAAATACCGCCGCGCAGGGTTACCCGGTACCGGTCCTGTACGGCCGCCGGCGAATCGGCGGGGCAATTATCTCCGCCGGGATTTATGTCGAAGATCAGCAGTAGATAACAAACCTTTTTACAAGCCACCTTCGGGTGGTTTTTTTATGGGCGCGATATGGTTAAAACAATTTCCGGACGAAAAGGGGGGAGCTCCAGCTCCCGAACTCCTACCGAACAGCCTGATGATCTGCAATCTGTAGCGAAGGCAAAGATCCTCGTTGCGCTTGGGGAAGGGGAGTTTGCTGGACAGCTCACCGGCAAGGATATCTACCTGGACGGAACGGCGCTGGAAAACGCCGACGGCTCCCAAAACTTCAGCGGCGTAACGTGGGAATTTCGCTCGGGTACGCAGGCCCAGAAGTACATTCAGGGCATTCCCGGTACCGAAAACGAAATCAGCGTGGGAACCGAGGTAACGAGCGCTACAGCGTGGACACGAACCTTCACCAATACACAGCTTTCGGCGGTTCGTTTACGCCTCAAATGGCCTTCGCTTTTCAAACAGGAGGACGATGGCGATCTGGTTGGTTACTCGGTTAATTATGCGATTGACTTGCAGACGGACGGCGGGACATGGCAGACAGTCCTCAATACCAGCGTGACCGGGAAAACGACCTCAGGTTATGAGCGTAGCCACCGTATTGATTTACCTCAGGCAGGCAGCACCTGGACAATCAGACTACGCAAAATTACCGCTGACGCCAACAGCGCGAAAATCGGCGACACGATGACGCTACAGAGCTTCACTGAGGTGATTGATGCGAAA